TTGCGGGGGTGGCTGGGGCCCCGCTATTTACAAATTCGCGCCGGAGTACTTACGCTGCCACCTTCACTTTCCCCTTGCTCTTCTTCGGCTTCGGCCCTTCGTCCTCGCCGACGCGGCTGGCGATGCTGGCCAGGATGGTTTTCACCAGCTTGTCGACGTCGGTCTCGCCGACGGTGATGAAGGGCTGGTCGATGCCGGGCACGCGGCGCACGCCGATCTTGCGCTGGGTGCTCGCGTCGAGCTGGGCGATCGCATCGATTACCAGGCTTTCCTGCACCCGGACCAGCACGGCTTCCTGGTCATCGATGAGGGCGCGCACGCGCTGGATAACCTGGGCTTCGTCTTCCCAGTCGATGGTGTCTTCCTGCTTGCGGTAGCCGGCGCGCACGCCGTCGATGGTGAGGCTGCGTTTCTTGCCCTGGAACAGGCCGGGCGCGGCGTTCAGAAGCGTCATCAGGCCGTCGTATGCGTTGGCGCGTTGAGCGGCGGCAGCTTCCAGCCCGGGCCGGTGGCGTTCGGCGATGGGGGCAACCAGGGCGGCGATTTCTTCCTCCTGTGCCTTGGCACGGATGGTCATCTCGCGGTTCGAGGCGGCCAGCTGCTCGGCAGCGGAGCGGATATCGATAAGGGTGATCGGGGTCATTCGGGGTGCGTCCTTTCAGTGGGTTTGCTTGTTGATGATGTCGGCGTGCAGCTCGGCCGATGAGACGATTTCTTGCAGGACCCGAATCAGCACGTCGTGTCCAATCGCCGCGGCTGCAGCACCCGCCATGCCGCTGAAAAACATGCGCCAGAACATGGTCTGGTCGAGGCATCTATCCGCGTAGGCGCACACCTGCGGGATCGCTTGCACGGTTACTTTTTCTGCAAGTTCGCGGCTTCCTAAACTGTCCATTGCGGTCTCCATCAGGTGGGAACGTGCAGCTGCCCGAGAAGATCGGGCATCGGGATGTTGCGCAGCCGGCTCTCCAGCTGCAGGCTGTGCATGGCGCGGTGGCGCAGGAACTGGCAGGTTTCGTCCAGCTCCTCCGCGGTGGCGGCGATGAAGTAGCCGGTTTCCGGCGTGCCGCACACCGCCACGCCGTCAGCGCGCAGCGCCGACACGTAGGTGCGCACCTGGCGCGCCTGCACGTCCATGCGGCGGGCGATGGCGTCGACCGGGATGCCGTTGTCGCGCCCGACATGGGTGGCGAGGATGGCGAGAAGGCTGGCTGAACTCATTGGACGTTCCCTTTCACGATGTTTTTGGCAGCCGCAAGCGTCGCGGCAATGGTTTCCTTGCTGGCGCGGGGCGCTTCCGGCTCGGGGGCGGGGGCTGGCCGCGGCGCGTGGCCGCCGGTCTGGGTATGCCCGGCGCGCCCGGCTTCGCGCTTCTCCTCCGCCGCCATCTCGGCCTTGTGGATCTGGCCGATGATGATTTCCAGCAGATAGCCGTGCGATTTCAGCGGCAGCACCAGGCGGTCGCGCGTGGCCAGGATGTTGTCGATCGCGCCCACCCACACCTCGCGCGGCGCGGCGTAGGCGCGGCCTTTGCGCTCGATGCGCGCCTCCATGATCATCGGGTTCAGCTCGGCCAGCAGGCTGGCCATGCGGTCCAGGCTGAGCTGCCGCTTCTCCGGCCGGAACAGCGCCAGGTAGCGCACCACCGCGATCGCCAGCGGCCCGGACAGCTTCGCCAGCTCGGCCAGCGCAGCGCGCGCGCCTTCGTGGCCCAGCAGAGCGTCGAGGCTGTTGACGGAACCGCAGGCGGGGCAGACGCACTTCATGATGCCGCCCTCGAACCGGCCTTGCGCCGCGCCTGGCAGCCGGGGCAAACCCAGCGGCCGTTCATCTTTTTGAACCCCGCCTCCGGCTTGTCGTGCTGGCAGCTGCTGCACCAGCGGATGCCGATGTTCTTGGCGATCGCGTCGGTGACGCGGGTGTTTTCGGGGTAGCTCATTTCGGCACGCTCCCGGTCGTCAGCATCATCGGCGTGTACTGGTCGCAGATGGCGAAGCGCGGGGTGATGAAGCCGCCCTTGCCGCACCAGTGGATGGGCTTGCGCTCCATATTGGCCGGCGACCTGCTCTCGACGTGTTCGCAATTGCCGCAGGCGGCGCGGGCGTTCGGGTGCAGCCAGCCCATGCCCTGCTTGGCGTTGTCGATGCCGCTCATAGCCCGCCCAGGTGGATGTCCACCTGCTCGATGTGGATGTTGATGATCGGCGCGGGGGAGGCTTCCAGCAGTTCCGAGGGAATGGCCTGCTCGCTCAATTGCTTGCGCAGCTTGGCGATGATGGCGTCGGCCAGGCTTTCATCGCCGCGGCTGGCCTTGTGCTTGTCGGGCTTGGCCAGCACCCGCTCCGCAGCGCCTGCAGCGCCGGCGCGCAGGACGGCCGGGTCCGTGTCTGCATGGCTGGCGCGCTGGGTCTTGCCCGCAGCGCCCTCCAGGCTGATGCCGGAATTGGCCAGCGGCGCGGCAGCGGGTGCGGCGTCGGTCGGCCGTCCCGCCTTGCCGGCCGGCGCCGGGGCGCCCACGCCGGCCGCGAGCTTGTAGCAGCGGCGCGATTCGAACTCCACCCGGGTGATCTTCTTGGCGGCCTTCATCCGGTAGAGCGCATTGCTCACCTGCTTGATCTCCTCGGCCAGCTCGACGCGTTCGTAGAGCTGCCCGACGTCCAGCGGCGTGCTGCTGCGGCCGATCACGAACAGGATCTCGTCTTCAAGGGACTTGTGCTGCATGGTCATGCTGTCGCTCCCTTGCTGGTGTTGACGATCTGCGTGAACTGGGTGCGCTCCAGAAACTTCAGCAGCTCCAGCGCGCCGGCGGGCGGCAGCACCAGGCACTGGTCGCCGGCCTTGATGTGGAGGTTGGCGTGGTTGTCGATCAGGTAGATCGGCTGGGCTTCGGTGGTCATAGGTGGGTCTCCTCCTCGGTTTCGTCCGGGCGGTAGACGCTGGTCGCGTCCTCGCCCAGCAGGGTTTCGATCAGGGCGTGGCACTGGTTTACCTTGACCTCGGCCTCGCTCTTTTCCGGGCATTCGCAGGGCAGGCGGTTCTTGATCCAGTCCAGCAGCTCGATCGCGCCGGCAAGCTGCGCCAGCTCGGGCTGGGTGATGGGATAGGTCTTCATGCGCTCTGCTCCTGGATCAAAATGCACCAGCGGATTTCCACCCCGAAGCGGTTCGCGCACCAGTGGCTGTAGCCGTCGGCTCGGGCCACTTCCACCCCGCCCAGCAGGGCGCACTCGGGGGCGTGGGACACGATGACGCGGCTGTTGCGGACGTGGTCGGCTTCCACCGACACGATCCGCAGGCCCAGCTTGTCGATCATCTCCACCGTCTGCGCCAGCAGGCGCGCCTTGTCGTGCACGGCGGCGTTGAGGTCGGAGACCGGGTCGGAAAAGCGGCGCGGGCGGAACACCGCCGGAGTGTCGAGCAGCTCGGGGCGGACGGGGTCGAGGCGGAATGCGGTCATATCCATGATCAAAGCTCCTTCACGATTTCGGCGGTGACACGCGGCTCGCCCAGCTCGGCGGCCTTGTTCAGTGCGCGCATCACCAGGCGGTTCACCATCAGCGGGTAGACCAGCGATACGCTTTTATTGGTTGCCCGGTCGCGGCCGGTCAGTCGCTGCTGGATCGCGCCCGCCGCGTCGGCGGCGAAGACGGCGTTGTAGTCCGCCCCGACGCGCTTGAGCTTGAGCCGCAGGTAATCCTCCAGCACGTTGTCCAGCGGCAGCAGCGTGGCGACCATGCAGCGGCCGATGAACTCGCGCAGCTCGGGGTGCCGGGTCTCGCTCAGCAGCTCATGCATTTCGGGCTGCGCGATCAGGATCACGCCTAGCAGATTGCGATGCCCGTCGCGCACTTCGAGCAGCCGCTTCAGCACCTTCAGCGTGGCGGGCAACAGGCTGTGCGCCTCCTCGATCACGAGGACGACCGAGGCCTGCTTTTCGCCGGTGCGCGCGGTTGCGGCGGTCAGTGCAGTCTTGACCTGCCGCGTCAGCTTTTCGAAGCTCTGGCCGGGCCGCTCGCCGGTGAGCTGACTGATCAGCGCTTCGAATATGCGCCGCGCGGTGAGCCGGGTCTTGAGGCTCGACAGGTCCACATCGACGACACTTGGCGCGCACACGACGATAGGGTCGGCGTGCGAATTGATGCGGTCCATCAGGTCGTTGAACAGTGTCGTCTTGCCGCTGCCCGACTCGCCGACCACCGCCAGCAGCCCGCCGTGCTTGGCGACCGCGAACATCTGTTCCCGGATGAAGCGCTGGTCGGCGCTCATGAACACGTCGTCGGAGCACTGAACGTCGTTGTCGAAGGGGTCTCGGGTAAGCTTGAAGTACTGCCGGGTATGGGGTGTGAGCATTTCGGTCTCGATAGGGTCAATGTCGATGTTGGATTGATGCCGCTGGCCGTGCTGCCCGGTGTGGCATCCCTTGGGGTGGCGTGCGCGGTTGATGTCTTCGGGGTCGAGGTCGAACGCGCTGGCGATCACCTTGGCCGGCACGCCGTGCGAAAACAGAAACTCGCGGGTCTGGCGGATGATCTCCGGCTTCGGCGTGCTGGCCGGCCACACGTTGCGGTTAACGATATCGGCGGCAGCGGTGAGCGACAGCGGCTTGCCGGACACATAGCCGCCGGTCTGCTTGATGGCAGCGGCATAGGCGCGCTGCTCGATGCCGTAGTCCATCAGGACGCCCTTCAACAGCAATGGCATATGCGGCTCCAGGTCAACCTTGCAGGCGAGTCTCGGCATGACGGCCTCCGCTGCAAAGTGGGTTGTGGTAAAGTTTCACGGTCGTTTCTCCTTTCAAACGTGCGACAAAAAAGCCCGGTGCATCGGGCGGTACCAAGCGGCGTCCTGTTCGAGCAGGACGCCGTTTTTACTTAAACCAGCCGCAGCCCACCTGCTGCCGCGACGGGTGCGGTTTCTTCCAGGCCATGCAGCCCGGCCAGCATCGTTTCCAGCTCCGCCTCGGGCACGCCCTGCGGCCACGTCTCGCGCACCCAGGCGTTTTCCTCCGAGGTCAGCGGGCGGCGCAGCTGCGTGTATGCCCAGCTGATGGCCGCCACATGCGTGTACGGCTTGATCACGACCTGCATCGGGTTGATCACATCGAGCTGGGTGCCGCGTTTTTGAAGGAAGCTGGGCAGCATGGCGCGTGCTTCTGGCGCGAAGGGGTCGATCTCGCCGAGGAAAGCCGGGGTCTTGCCGTACTTGGCTTTCCTGGCCTCGCGCAGGGTGTCGGCGCCGTAGGCGTCTTTCATCATGGCCTTGCGGTTGGTATCCACCAGCGTGTCAGGCAGGGCGTTGAACCCCTCACCGAAGATCGCCGCGTCCTCCCGGATGCCGTCGAGGCCGATGGCGAGCGGCGCGCAGGATGTCCAGGTGTCCTCCCCGGTATCCAGCGCGCGCACCCGCACGTACTGCACCCCGCGCTCGTCGCGCTCGTAGGGGTTGAGGCTCACTTCCACCTTGCCGCTCACGTACACGCCAGGCACTGCTGACACGTCGTAGCGCGCGCCCTTGAGCCGCGCTGGGGCGAAGGAAATCGACAGGTCGCCTTCCACCGTGCGGATTTCCACCTTGCTGGTGGGCAGCGCGCGCATGATGGCCTCATCCGGGGCGATGCGCAGGTGCTCGGCGCGGATCGTGTTCCAAAGTGCGTAGCGGGTGTGGCCGTGGCGACCGTGGATACGCAGGGAGTTGAAGCCGTGCGCCCAGGTAAGCGCCCTGGCATTCAGCTCGTCCAGGTTGTCGGTCACGCAAAACGCCAGCTTGTGCTCGAACTTGGTCTCGACGATGTTCTGGCTGCCCTCAACGCCGCCGGTAGCGCGCGGGTTTCCGGGCATGTGAGTGATGTGGCGCACGTCCAGCGCCTGCAGAAAGCTCTCGAACAGATAGCCGCGGTTGCTCGATCCGGCGTCGTCGTGAAGAATCCACGGCACCCCGAACACCGGCATCGCCTCGCCACCCTGAAAGCGCTGCTGGGTGCACCAGATGAAAAAGTCGATCAGGTTTTCCGAGGTCTCCGCGCCCATGTAGTAGCGCACCATGATCGCCCCGCTGTAGCCGTCCCACATCACGTAGCGGATCACCCGCTGCGACTCGATCCGCTTCACGTTCTCCGGCTTGTTCTTGTAGAACACCCCTTCGTCCATCAGCTGGGCGCCGCTATCGTCCAGGTAGAACACCACGCACACCGAGGCGTCTATTTCCCAGGTGTAGTTGGGGTGCTTGTAGCGCATCGGCATGTGCGGCGAGGGTGCGGCCAGCTGCCCAGGGTGCATGCCATGCTTGCGCATCGCGCGGGAAATCGTCGATGGGTGCGCAGGCACGATCTCGCCGGTTTCCTTATCCACCCGCCCCGCCACGATCTTGCCGTTCTCGCGCATCATCTCGGCGCCATCGGCGATGCATAGCGTGCGCTTGCCGTTCTTGCGCGTGGCCGATGCCAGCGTCGTTCCCATCACCCTGACATCCTCGTCCGACAGGCAGCTCGTGCCCTTGTCGGCGCGGGTCTTGCGGCCGTCGCTGTAGCCCACCTGTTTCAGGTAGCGGTGCAAGGTCGCCAGGCTGCAGTTCAACTGCCGCGCCATGCTTTCTTTCAGTGCCGCCTTTTGCCCCTTGGCCGCCTGCGCAAGCTGGGAGCATAGGGACCGCAGGGACAGCACCTGGTCGGGAGTGAGCGAAACAGCCATGAGACAGGCCTTAGAGAGGTGGTGTGAGGGATTCAAGAACATCTTGGATACGCTCCAGCTTTTGCTTGGCAGTCAACGCGCCGCTGGTGGTCATCGCAAATTCGCCGGCCCCGTTGATGCAGGCCCGAATTTCATACAGCGCCTGAAGCGTGTTGTGGCAATGCTCTGACAGGGCTTGACCGAGATCGCTGACAACCTCGGTTTCAAGCTTTGCGGCAGCCCAATCCTCGCTGGCGATATGCCCCTGCGTGCGATCAACGCTTCGCTGCATGGACACGTGAAGGGCGAAGTTGCGCGCGTGGCTCATTGCAGCGCCTCCGGCTTCAGGCCCGCCGCGCGCAGGTCGAGTTCGCTGTAGTCGCTGAGCAGAACGTCCTTGTCGATCGGCAGGTGATAGGTTTCGCTGATATTTACCGCACGCTGAGCAACCATCGCCAGGGCATGCAGGCATTCGTCGCGCATGAGCTGTCCACCGACCACCTGCGTCAGGTGCGCCACCTCGCGGGCGATTTTGTCCAGCTCCAGCATGGCGGTACTGAGCGCCTTGTGCAGCGGCGCGCATTCGTAGTCGCGCTTCTCGATGTCGGTGAAGTCGGCCTGGCGGCGCTCGGCCGAGGCGGCGCGCACTTCCAGCTGGGAAATCTTGGATTCCTTGGCCTTGATCACGTCGTCGCGGGCGGCGGCGGTGTCTTCGGCTTCCTTGGTCTGGGCCGTCAGGGCGGCTTTCTCACTGGCGTGGCGAACCGCCATTTCCTGAATCAGGTCGATCACCTGGCCGCTGTCCTCTGTCTGCATCGCCTGCCTGATGACATCCTGGTCGTCGGATGGGAGAGTCTTGAGGGCGGAGTAGTCCTTCTGGCGGAATCCGATCTGTTCGGCGCTTTCGTACAGGTCGGCGCCGATCAGGTGGTAGTTGTCTGCCATCTGCTTGACGCGGCGGTAGGTCCGCTTCAAATAGCGTTCGCAGAATTCCTCCAAATCCTGAACTCGTTTCAGATTTCCATCGGCATCGCGAAACGAAATAGCCCGATAAGCCTTGTTTTTCTTGAGTTCCAGGAAACTTTCGACGATCACTTTTTGTGAAACCGTTTCAGAAAACAGCGCGGTTTCGATCCGCCCGACGATGCGGGCAGCGGTGAAAGCCATCTCGCTCTCGAGGTCGTGCGTCTGTTGTTCCTCGGACAGCGCCAGGGCGTGTCCTGCCGGGGTGTTGTCGATGTCGAAAGCCGGTCCGACGGGGGTGTGTTCCTTGCGTGCCATGTAATCTCCTTGGGGTTAGGTGAAATCGCGGCCGTAGCGCTGGCGGGCTTCGTCCAGCCGCGTCTGGGAACGCTCGAAGTGCCGCATTACGGCGAATGCGCCCTGCACCGTCCGGGTGCTGAGCCGCCAGCGATCCGAGTCGGGCAGCTGCTCGGCGTAGCCGGCCAGCTTGAGGTTCTGCAAATCGCGAAAAATGTTGTTCTTCTGGTTGGCTACGGGCTTGCCCACGCGCTGCGCCCAGGCGGCGGTGATCTCGGTCATGGAGAGGCCGTCGATTTCGTGCCCGTAAAGCGCGGACTGCACGAACAGCAGGCGCTGCTGGGCCTCGCAGGCGTAGCTGGTGGCGGCGGTCTGCTTGTTGTCACTCATGGTTGTTCAACTCCAGCTCGGGTTGGTGGCTGCGGTTGACGTTCTCGCGGTGCCAGGCCAGCGCCTCCAGCGCGGTGGTGATCTCGCTGCCCACCTGGTCGGCATCCATTGAGCCGGAGGCAAAGCCCAGCAGCGCGGCTACGGCGGTGTTGAGCGTGCCCTGCAGGCGGTGCACGTCGTCCACCTCGGTCGGGCGGCCGTGCGGCAGGGGGATCAGCAGCAGGCCGCTGCTGTGCGCCAGCCAGCGGGTGATGAAATCGCAGCCGCAGGCATGCTGAAACGTCTTGATCTTGCGGCCGGGGATCGAACCGTCGCGCAGCCAGCCGTACACCGTCCACTGGCTGTCCTCTCCGGCCAGCTCGGCAATCTCCTCGACTTTGCGGCGGTGCTTCTCCAGCGCGTAGTCCTTGCAGCCCTCGATCGCCTCGCGCAGCGTGCGCGGGTTGAAGGCCCTCCAATTTCGGCGAGTCATTGCGTCCTCCGGCTTTTTGCGTGGTCACAAACAAAACCGCCGTTTGGCCCTATGCAACGTGGTGTCATGGAATAAAATCGGTTCATGGCTCAGGCGGTCTTGGCAACGACGGCAGGATGGGCGGCGTTGATCTGGTCCATCATCTGCTCGGCGCGCAGGATGCGGGCCAGGGTGTAGAGGCTGCGCGGGG